TTCAATTTTAGCTAAATCAGCTGCTTTCTTTAAGTCATAAGCTAATATAGTTCCAGAACCAATACCTGTCATACCAACACCTAATAAAGCATCTTTTTCAGTTGTTTTTCTCCAAATATCTCTTAAGTAATGGAAATCAGTATAACCAGCTTGTAATGTACCAATGAAAGCACCCACACGTACTCTTTCGTTTAAATCTTCTTGTGATTCAACATTTGAAACGTTTACTTCACATAAGTTACAAAACTGATAAGAACGTAAAGCAATTTCACAACATGGGTTAGTACCCCAATCTTTATCATTTGAAAAATAAATTCCGGGTTCGCCTGAATTACTTAACTCAATTTTCTTCCATAATTTAAAGAATTCTTCTTCATCAATTTTATGACGAATAACAACTGCAGAGTTATTTGCTCTACCACGTTGTGGATTCTCTTCCCACCAATTACCAAACTTACAAGTTAACATCTCTTCATCATCTAAATTAAATAATGAAATTAACGCTGCACGTCTAATACCACCACTTAATACTGCGTCTGCAATATGGCAAGCCATATCATGAGCATCTAATGGGGTTAATCTATCACCATTTTTCTTTCTGTCAAGTACTTTTTGTAAGTTAAATAAACATTCTTTTAATGGTTCAGGACCTGGTGCTTTACCACCTACAGTGATTAATTGAGCTCCTTTTGGTCTAATATCTCTAAAATCAAATAACGGTAATGGAGCTCCTGTAAAATATGCTTTACAAAGCATTCTAACAGCGTCAGCCCACCCTTCAATAGAGTCACCAATCAAATATCTTTTTGATTTAATAGGTATTTTAATTTCTGGTAGTTGCTCAATATGATGTCTTTGAACACTATATCCCACCCCACATCCACTCAATAGTAAAAACATTATTTCACTGAAAGAACGCCAATCATCAATAGGCAGAAAACTGCAATTAAATATACGAGCATTATTAAGTTCAATGGGCTTGCCTGCAAACTGTAAGCTACGCATAGATGGTAATACTTTTTTATCGTAGACCAATTTATAAGCTTCTTCAATTTCATTTTTTAATTGTGGAAATTTTTCTTGATGCATTTCCTTATTTCTTGTTACTAATTCTTCCCATGTTTCTCTTCTGTTCAGTGTGGGATTAAATTTCGCATACTTCATGTATGTCGTAATATCACTGAGAATGCCTTGCGTTACGTCCATTTTTATGACTGTTTAAAAATTGTTATCTACCTTATTTTATAATACTTCCTTGATTGCCTTAATATAGGCTGATTTTGGGTTTGCCCCCATGATTTTGTTTACTATGTTTCCATCTTTTTCAATTATAACAGCAGGGATGCTAGTTATAGAATAAGCTTGAGCCATAGCCTTATTTGTATCTACATCGATATCTATATAATTAACTCCGGATATTTCTCCTTTTATCTGTTCGAAAACAGGAGATAATGCCTTACACGGACCGCACCATACAGCCGAGAATTTAAGAACCTTTACCATATTTTTTTTGATTTGTGGGCATAAATATAATATATATTATGATTCCATTTTAAGTTTTAAAAAAGAACTTAAATGTTTTTTTTCGTCTGTGCTTACCATTCCACCAGAAAATGGTGTTTGAGGTCTTGATGAAGGATTATCCATTCCTTCTTCATCCATTGGTTCTTCATCCATTTCTATATGACCTGTAGCGGTATCAATTTTAGCAAAGTATGTTAAACCATCCATTCCATAACGGTTTTTCATTATATGAAAACGACCAGTTCCATTTACTTTATCTTGACGTTTTCTTGATAAGGACATTGCAAAGTCAGTAATCATAATTTTATCATATGAACCGGCTGCTTTATCACCTTCAATTACATCATCTTTAGCTCCAGCTCTATTAACTTGGGACACTGACCATATTGGTAAACCTAATTCGCGAGCTAAACCTTTTGTAGCTAAGTATATATCATCAATTTCTTCTTTTTTTTCTTTGCTACTACGTTTAGAACGAAGTAAATCTACATAGTCAATAATAACTAGATCTGGTTTATTATCAAGGTCAGTTAATTTTTGAATGTGTGATTGAATTGTTGTTATAGTTGCTTTTCCAGGGGGATATTCTTTAATTGTAAGAGTACCTGATAGATCATTTACTGCTTTTTCAACGTCCGCTCTAAAGCTACCAATCACATTAACTGCTTTGTTGGCAAAATAAGCATCATAGCGTTTACCAACATAACCTTCACTTAATTCAAGGGTATAATGAACTACATTATAGCCTAATCTTACTGCCCAAGCTCCTAGAGCAACTAATGTCCAAGATTTACCACCCCCAGGATTACCAAATATCAATCCAAAATCTCCATTACCTAAACCACCACAAAGCAGATCATTAACTAAAGCCCATGGTGTAGGTACTACATCACGTACTTCATCTCTATAACGAGTTTCAATATCTTTATTGTATTCGTGGCCTATATTTTTATCTTGTCCTGCTTTTAAAGCATTATCAACAATAGTTCTAATATCATCATACATTCCTGACTGTAGTAAGTCCACGGATTGTAATAATGCATTTTTCAGTTGTTGGTTCTTACAGAAGCTACTAAATTCTTCTTCGACATATTCATTATCATCATTTGCTGTTTTAAATACTTCTTTTAATTGTTCAATAACTGATGTTTTAAGAACATCGTTTTCTATTTTTTTTACTTCTACTTGAAGTGTTTCAAGGGTAGGAGTAGCATGGTACTTATCAAAATAAGCCATTGTTGTCTTCACTATCCACTGATGTGCCTGGCTGTCAAAATAATCTGGTGTGATAGTATCTCTAATAGTAAGAATAAATTTTTTATTCTTCAATAATGAGTTTAACACCTTAATTTGAAAACCAAGTCCGTATTGAGATAACTTATTAAATGCAACCATATTTTTATTTTATTTATACGATGTAAGATACGAAAAAGTATTTGATAACCAAAATTCTACATTAGGAATTGAGTTACCTAAGAAATCTTCGTTGTACATCCTTAAGAAATCTGTTCTATTCATTTTAAAGGGAGAGGCTGAAATCAATTCTTCAAGTTCAGCAACCGCCTCTTCTGTCAACACTGGATTAGTTAAATCCATCAGCTGTCTATTAATGTTAAGCTGATGTTTAAAATTAACTATATTACCATACAAGGCATGTTCATTAATTTTTTGTTCAGCTGTTTCTATTACATGTTCGAAAGTATACTTTTCATCATTAACAAACTCAGGAAATAATTTTAATAGTTTTTTATCACCTAATCCTTTTACTCCTGGTAAGTTATCAGAATCATCCCCTGTTAATATTTTATAGTTAATAAAATTAGCAGCAGATACTTTATATTCATCCTTCACCATAGCGGGTGTATAGAATTTCTTCTTAATAGGAGAATAAACTGATACTTTAGGACTTACTAATTGTAAAAAGTCTTTATCAGCAGACATAATTACTACTTCACCTGGTAGGTGGGTAGCTAAATACCCGATAACGTCGTCTGCTTCTATTTTATCAATAGCAACTAAATTAACAGGAAGTTGTTGTAAATAATCAATTAACCTAACAATTTGATTTTCAATAGATTCAGATTCTTCTTCTTTGCTATTAAGTGTTTCCCAATGGGTAACTTTAATAAGTTTTCTATTTGCTTTATATTCAGGATAAAGGTATTTTCTATTTGTAGTACTACCTGCTCCTTCAAAGCATAAGATAACTCTTGTTGGTTTAATGTGATTAATTGCAAAACCTATTGATTTTAAAAAACCAGTAAGTCCTCCTATATGATGACCTTGATAATTAAGGTGCTGTATCATTGTAAAACACCTTAAAAAGGTGTTCATAGAATCGATCAGAAGCACCTTGCTGTTTAAATGCAAGGGCTCCTGTTTTGATTCTTTTATATTATCGAGTAAGGATTTAAAAAATGCTTTATTGTTCATTTGTTTCAAGTTCGGTTGGTTCATTGTCAAATATGTCTCTGATATCTTCTTCCATTTCTCTTTCTTCTACGATATCAAAGTCTTTAGTACCAAGAACTTGAAGCCATTCAGCTGAATGAGCTTTTTTATACTCGTCAACTGCTTTTTTATCATCTTCAATAAAACCATGAACTGTCATAATTGCAGCTCCTTTACTTGTAACACCAGTGATATGATTTTTATCACAACTGATTTTAGTTCGTTTAGCAAACTCAACGTCTTTACCGTTCTTAGTTGCTTTGATTTTATTAGTACCACTATTAGTAACGTTACCAAAAGTAATAACTAATGAAGAATCAAAGAACATAGTGTCACCACCCTTATTTTTCATTTTAGGTTGTTCCATTGGTGAGTTAGGTTTTGCTACCCATATCTTGTTAACAGCAACTAATGTATTAGTGTATGGTTGATTTTCCTTACGTGATAATACAACTTGTTGGTTAATAAAGTTTCCGAATTGCTGAGACATAGCACCTGCGTTCCACTCGTTATTATTCTTATTTGATTCAATACTCAATCTACAAGGAATAGAGCCTACTGAATCCCAGAAGAAACATAAGTTGTAAGGCAAAGCACCTGTTTTTTGTTCATGTAATAAATCAGCAATAAATGCGGCTACATCTTCAATAGTATTTAAAGCACCTCTATCGGTATAGATAAAAAATCCTTTATAATCTACTACTTCACCTGTACTTTCATCAACTACAGGTTCAATTTCAAAACCCATTTGTTGAGCATGATCCCAGTTCCATTTCATTTCAGTAATGATAAACACGGGTAGTACTCCCATTTTTTGTGCTGCTACTGCAGCTTCAAGTAATGCTGTTGTTTTACCTGTATCCGAGTGACCACGTAACAAAGTTATGTGGCCCATCGGAATACCAGGAATAGACAAAGTATCTTGAAAAGCTTTGGATAAAGGAATCCATGTTTGTGGTTTAAACTTCACAGGTTGAGACAAAAACTTTGCAGTTTTAAATTTCTCTAAATCAAAAGTACCTTTTATTGCTTTGGATACTGATGAAGTTAAACTTTCTTCTTTTTTAGATTTTGCCATAGTTTGTTATTCTTCATCTTTAAATAAATCGTCGAATTCTTCTTCATCGAAATCCTTTTTCTTCTTAACATTCAACTGTAAACCAGATGTTTGTTTAGAAGGTGCTGATACTACTGTTTCTTCTTCATCATCAGCTTCTTCAGTTTCAGGGTTTAACCATTCTTGAAGTGTTTTTTTCATTTCGTCGAACTCGTACTTTTTATATAACGACATAACATCAGGCTGTTCAGCTAACCAAGTTTTAATTTGGTTATTGTCTTCACTCAATGATGTAGTTTTTGTACGTACACGAGCTGTTGATTTGTTAAATTTAGTACCGGTAACTTCAGGTCCAACTGTATCAACGATAAAGTCACGACCATCCATAACATCAGTATAATCTCCGATATCTTCATCTTCGGCCATACTTAACAATTCAAGATACATTTCCTTACCAAATTCCCAAAGGCGTACACCTTTATCTTCTTCTCCACGTACAATAACAGGAGCAAAGATACGTAATTTTGGTTCTAATTTTTTGGCTAATGACCAATTTGCCTTATCACTTGTTTTACGCAATTGAGATGCGAATTCAACGATAGGGTCTTTTTCACCGAAGTTAGTCAAAGCAATCATCATTCTGTTTCCGATGTTATAGTGAATATACACCTCACGGAACGGATTAGCTTTATCAAACTTAGACGGTACAATACGAATCGTAGTTTTACCTACGGTCGGACGCCAGAAATTTTTAGCGCGATCTTCCTTATTGGAATTTCCGCCCTTCGTCTTCTGTAGCGAATTGAGACGCGATTTGATTGTTTTTAAATCCATATAACTTATTTTATGTTTTACTAAATATAAGACGGAAACTTAGGGTTTCCAAAGATATCCTAGAACTTCGTTATAAAATTCTCTTGCATGTTTGTTCATGTCGGGATACCAGTAATTGTTTTTGAAGTGATCTGATAGATCCATTCCATTAACATCTGTAATTATTGTTTTCCATCCTGCTGCTTCGAACAATTCATAAATCTTTAACATGCGATTTGTTGTATGTTCATCACCATTAAGATGAAATTCTAAAGCTATTTTATTAGCATTTTGAAGTAAATATAACTGTACTGTTTTGTCTTCTAAAATTTCATATTCGTAACCTTCAATATCAATCTTCCAGAAATTAAATTTATTAGGATGATTTATTAATAGATTAACTATTGTTTCTGATGTTGCATAATTAGAATCAGTCTTGTACTTTAAAGCAGGATACCATGATAAATTTGTTTTTAAACAATTATGATAGGTAGTTTCGGGTTCAAAACAATAAACATATTGTGCTCCCTGCCCTAATGCTCTCATAGAAAAAGTTCCGATGTGGCTTCCTAAATCTAAAACAACATCTGTTTCTTCAATAGGAAAATATTTTTCATAAATCTTGTCATAGAATATTTCCTTAACAGGAATGCTATGATGAAGTGGTAATCCACAATGAGAAGTGTCTGTTGGATAATAAAGACTAAAATTAATGTCTTTATAAATTTCAAAACCTAATTCCATAAAAATTAATTTAAATTTACTATCTGATGTATTTTAGTATCTAATCGTTTAAAATCATCGCCACGAGTAAGTAATATACAGTTACGATAATCATTCCAATTAATCATATAATTGTTATCCATGATTCCACCATTCAGTGATTTAATCAAGGCATTTAATGCATTAATTGTGTACAATGTGTTGCTTTCTTTTTTTCTATGTAGTAGTATAGTACCAGGTAGAATGTCGTTCGTAACGTTAAACGAGTCTACATTATACGTGCAAACATACTCCTCAGTTGACGGCACATGAAGTACAAATATCTTATTAAATAAGATTTGATACTTGCGTTTGATGTCATCAAGAACTAAGGGGAGATTTTCTTGCGTAGTAAAGGTACAAAATAACTTATTTGCCAAATCTTCAAAATTTAGTCTATTATCCATAAATATTGCAATTAGTTTAAAACCCCATAATTATCACCTGTTTTCATCTTAGTGGGGAATCCAAGATTTTCAAGCATGTTTTTAATATCCGTTAACAATTTCTTTCCGTCTTTACGAGACACGTCTAATAGAAATGAATCGTAAGTATATAATACTATTTTAGTTTGTTTATCTTTTAAATAATCAAATACTACTTTTAATGTTTGAACATTATAATAGGTTTCGTATGACTGGATAATGTAACTAAGTATTTTGTTTTTATTGGGGTTCTCGATTCGCGAAGCACGAAGTTTAGTCATTGCTAAATCTAATTCACCCTCGTTTTCGAATATACTCCATTTGTGGTCTAAATAATCATTTAATTTAGCAAAAAAAGGTTCATGAATATGTTCTTTCCTAATTCCCCCGTATAAGTTTTGAAACATTACCTCTTTAGGTATTTCATCATACGGGTTAGTTTTCCACTCATATTCAATAATTTTTGCGATAATATGTGGATGATAAGCGCTATAATCGAATTCAACAAAATAGTCATTTGTTGGTGTGAATGTTTCACGAGCGCCGTTATCTTTGTTTAAAGCGCTAAAATTAATATTGTTAAACGCATTAGTAGGACGTGTGGTTTGATTGTACAAGTTAAAGTATCCATATATACGACCATCAGATACTGAATAATTTGACCAATTAAATTCGAAATATTTTTTGAGTAATTTTTCATCAAACCCAATACCTTGTTTTTCTATATTATAGAATACATCAGTATAATCATCATTCAAATATTCATTAGGTGTCAATCCTAAACAACTAGATATACTATTAAATATATTTTCCTGTTTTTCATAATGTTTAGAAATAGGAACAATGCTGTTAATATTTTTTAAATGAAAAAATTTGTTATAAAAATAATCATGAACAGTAGTATTAAATCCTTCTTCTTTAAAAACATCAGGTAACATAAAATTAACATCAATAATAGGTAATTCATCACCTATAAGATATTTAGTTGCCTTTTTATCTAACGTATATATGCGTTCATGTTTTTTAGTTAGATAATTCAATACTGATTGTAGTGGTAACTTAAATGCCTCACTATGGTTAATAGTAAATAAATAACCCTTAGATGTAGGACATTTATAGTATATTAAACATGTTTCACTCAGCTTAGGATGAAAATTATCATTAAGCGGAATAATGTTAATAAAGCAGTTTGTGCAGTCAGTATGTAGTCGACTGAGTTGATCTTCAGTCTCAATAATATAAAACATAACCTTTGTTTCTGTAAATGTAAGATGTAAATTTTACCCCTCCAAAATTAAGCGGGGATAGTTACTCGAGCATATTGAAGAGGATCCTTTAAATATAAATTTAATCCAGGAAAACCTTTCTCTTGTTGACGTATTAAACGTAAATTAGTATCTTCAATCCCTGCTACTACCTGTGTTCTATTAGTTTTATTATCTTTTTTAGGACCAGTTAATTGCCAAAACAATTTTAATGCTTTCCAAGTAAGATAATTATATTTTTGTTGATTGGTAGTTAAATCAGTATATGTTTCTTCATCTATTTCAACAATACTATACGCTTGGCCTTTTCTTTTTTGAGCAAAAAATCTTAAATAATATCCACGTTTATAATCTTCTTCAGTAGGGATTGCTTGAATAGGTGTTGGATCAATTAAAACAGCTAAGCTAAGAATATTAGTGTTTATTTTAATAGAGGAATTTTGTAAGTATGCTTTATTAAAATTATTTTGAGGGATTCGACTATCTTGTTGATTATTAGTCGCTTCTAAAGATTCTGATGGGCCTTCTAGAGGATTAGGACCTGTTTTACATTTACCATCATATGTTTTATAATATTTTCCTGTATAGTCTTCCCCAGTGGAGGTTTTTGTAAATTCACCTCCATTTGTGTATAAATTCTCTTGAATTCGACCTTTAGGAAAATATTTGTTACTGCTCATATAAAATAAATATCATTAAGTAAGTACTAATCCTACTGCATTTGCATATTTTTTAGCTCCTTGTTCAATTAAACTATTTTGTTTATTTCCTTTTGATAATATATTAGCATTATTTTTTCTACTATTATAAGCAACATTAACTAAACCATCATTAGTTATCATTGGGTATTGTCTAAGAGCTTCATCCATTCTTTTAGCAAATCCTTGGAACCATCCTGGTCCATTCCATGCGGCACGAACAAAGTGGTAATACAATCTTCCATCTTGATTTACTCTAGCTTGTACAGCAGCAGACAAATATGATTTAACATATTTGTCATATTGTATTTTTATTATATTGGTTGCTAATACGAATAATTCAGGACCTCTTTCTGCTGGGCCCGGCATATATTCATTTTTCCATTTTGTCCTAGCACTTAAACTATCAATAATCTGCCAGAATTTTATACCATCAGGACCTGTATTTTCGGATCCACCTGTTTTTCTGTCTATACCATATAAAGTTTCACCACTACCACCAAATCTTTGATCTTTTACTCTACCATCTTTTAACATATCAGGATGGTAATAACCACCTTCTTCCTCTAAAATAATTTTAGAAGCAATCTTTTGGTAGTTACCAGCATCAGCAGCAGTTATTGCTCCTTTAGTAACAGTTAAGTCTGCAGATGGTGCTACTGTAGGTGGTGGTATTGGAGGAGCAGGACGTGTTTTTAATGCAGTTGTTGATTTTAAAGCAACATCTTTTAATGGTTGTGGTAAATTAATAGTTTGACCAGTAATACTGGTTACCCATCTATTATTTTCAATAGCATTTTCTACTCTTCTAACAATAAAAGCAATACGTGATGAACCATCACTTTCTAGATAACCTGATGGGAGACGAGTATTGGGGATTCTAAATGCTTGGTTTACTTGCACACCAGAAATACCCATCATTTTCATGTTAAATTCAAGAGGTATTACTGCTGCTGCCGTTGATTTAGAGTTATTTCTATTACTTTTTATACCTAATAAAATATTTTTTAATGTATTTCTAGCTCCTTCAACATCATCTGAATTATATTGACCTTTACAATAAATGTTAGTAATATGACGAGATAATTGGTTTATAGGATCTTCAGGTTTTTCACCAGCAGCTTCACCTTCTTTTCCTTTAGTTTCGGGTGCTGGTTCAACATCTCCTTCTCCTAATTGAGTAGAATCAACTATTACTGGTTTAAGTCTATCTATTAAATCTTTTTTAGAGGTATTAAATGCAGAAACATCTTGCCCTGCTGCTTTTGTATTACCTGGTTGAGCAGCAATTACTATCTGAGTAGATAACTTTGGTGTAATTTTAGCTGAATATGAGTAGTCTTGTAGAGTTGATTCTAGACCTATAATGTTTACTTGAGTAGGTTCAATTTTTCCTCCTCCTTCTATACGTTGGTCATCTAGTAATCTAATACAAAATGCTTCATCATCAACAGCAACCCTAAATTCATTTATTCCTCCAGTAGCATTATTTATTCCCCTCAATAATGAAAATAAAAATTTATCTAATGGTACTTCGCGTTTTTCATCTCCTACAGCTAAATTATTTAAAGTATTAACTATAAACTCTATGTTTACTAAACAATTCATTAATTTACAAGCATAATTACCTTGATAATAGCTGAGTCCTTTTTCTTGAACTTTAGCTCTTACTTTATCACTTTCAACTTTATAAACAGCATCTTCTTCAATTGCTGATCCACTTTCAAATAACAAGTTACATTCTTCTTGACTACCGGCAAGAGGAACTAAACACACATCAGGGTCAATAGATACTGTTTGTGGAAATCCAAAACATTGGTTAGTACTATCGTTAAAATCAACATAAATATAAGGTGTACCTTTTTTATCTCCTTCTTTTCTAGAATATATTAATCCTGATGCTTGAAGAAGAGCCATTACATATCCTAAAGGGATATATACTTGGGTCATTTGCCCTTGTCCAGGCACTGCATTACTGGCTGCAGGAAGTGGAGATTGGTTTCCTTGTGATTTTCTTAAAGGTGCAACTAAATATTGAAATAAATTTCCTGAAATTGTAGGAACTTTACCTGCTTCACCGGGGTTAGCTGTTTTATTCTTTATATAGTAGGCATTATTTCCTCTCATAGCAGTATCATTACCACTAAAACTTCCACCACCAAAATTTAAAAAGCTATAAGGGCTATCTTTAAATAAATTGTTTGTTAAAGTAGGAGTAGCAGTTGCAAACAAACTCCAGTTTCCGTCCCCTGTGTTGATTGTTTGGCCTGAACTTAATTGAGCATTTTCATATAATGCATATATTTTCTGATGCAGGATAGATGAATTTCTTGTTGCTACAACAGAAGGAATTGTTACTTG